ATTTTATAATTTTTCATAGTTCTATTCTCCCTCACTATTTTTTGATTTTATAAAAACAAACAAGCCCACGGCGGATCGCTCAATGGCAATCCACCGTAGGCTCGATTCGTTCTCCTTAATTTTTTACTTGCTGCTCATTTTGTGGGTCAAAACAGAGCTGCACCAAAGCCTCCCACATATAACCTCTGGATTTCAGCTTCTCCGCAGCCTGTCAGCAAATAAATACTTTTGTTGAACGAGTCGAGCCGTTGAAACCCTTTATTTATCGTGGTTTTTCTTGGTTGACCCTATGCGGTTGTCAAGTAAGGAACAAAATTTTTTGCAAAAAAAAAAATAAAATAAGCCTTTCCGAGCCGAAACCGATACGGTTTCAAACTCAGAAAGGCTTCTCTTGTTATTTTTCGATTTGAGCTTTTCTCTCCTTCTTGACGTGCGATAGCATTTGTGCTATCATATAAATAGAAAGTCACATTGCCACTTTGGAGACAATATTCTAATGTATGGGATTGAATTTTACGAAACAGAAGATGGAAAGTGTCCTATCTGGGATTTTCTTGAAGCATTACGCCTCAAGGCTCCTACCAATAAAGATGCACGGATACAGCACAAACAGGCAAGCCTCTACATTGAGCTACTTCAGCAAAATGGAACCCACATGAATGCAGAGATTACGAAGCATCTTGACGATGGCATTTGGGAGCTTCGGCCTGGAAACAATCGTGTATTCTACTTTTTCTATCAAAACGATACTTATGTACTACTTCATCAGTTTCGAAAGAAATCTCAAAAAACGCCTAAGCGCGAAATTGAGAAAGCAAAAGCAGAGCGCAACGACTATCTTCGCAGAAAGGAGACTGCTAAATTATGAAAACATGGAATGATTACAAAGAATACGTTCGTACTGTAGACCCTGAAACAGCAAAGGACATCAAAGAAACAGAGGAAGTGGCTGCAATTGTCACTGCCATGGTTGAGCAGCGGAATGCTCTTGGTCTAAGCCAACGCGAACTTGCTGCCATGTGCGGTCTGCCGCAATCCTCTGTTGCAAGAATCGAGTCCTGCAAAACAACGCCTAATCTCGGAACCCTCTTGAATATTTTCCAGCACCTCGGATTAACGCTTACTGTTTCTCCCGTCAATCCCACTGTGTAATTTCTTATCACGGAGTCTGCTTCATTCAGCAGGCTCCTTTTTCTTTGTCTGTACTAACATTCACTTTCATCTTTTCGAGTGAAATTATAACAGCATTTTTCTCCACGTCATATCATCCCTTAAATTGGCATTTTTCCTTGCCACCAATCATTTGCCTTCAATAGTTTTCAGTTCTTCAAGGTAATAGTCACCATGATAGAATTTAGAAACATCCATATCAAGAGCTTCAATTACTCGACACGCCAAGCCAAAAGAACAGGTCAAAATACTTCTTTCCCCAGATTCCAACCTTTGATATTGACGCAAGGTTATTTTTGCGCGATCAGCAATCTCTTGTTGCGTCAGCCTTAACATTTGTCGTTTTTTCAATAAGACGGCTGCCGCTGTTGGAATTATCGTTTGAAAGCCATCTAAAATTCCGGCACGCATAATATCGGCTCCCTTCATCACGTCCATTTGGACGTATTATACGCCCAAGTGGACGTGATGTCAAGTTGTACACTTTTGAGGCGAGAGGGCACTTTGTTTATCTTTTTCAAGCGAAATGATAACTGCATTTTTCTCGGCATCATACCGTCCTTTAAACTGATGGTCTTTTCCTGCTGCCAGACCATTTGCTTCCAGCAACACCTGAATGAACTGTATGCCGTTAATCATCATTCGGCACTGCCCATCGGTCAACAGCCTGTCCGGGACCTTAAAGGACATGGGATGCTCCGCAGCACACGGCGTAATTGCAATAGACTTCCGATCTTTCCTCTGCAAAACGCAGATATAGGCCGGACTTCCAAGAATACGGATAACATCTTTCCCAACATTCATTCTCCGGCTTTCCGCCGGAATTGTCACTCGCAGGTTCATAATTCTTCCCGAATTCATGTCGGCATTCCTCTCTCGTCAAGCTCATAACTCGCTTGCTGCATATTCACAGGTTGTTCCGGCAAATCTGGCAACGGTATATTTTCAAATTCTTCGCCTCGCGGCATCGGTACTGAAGTAGTGTCGGCTTCCCGTTCGGACTCGTCCAATACTGCAGAACCCTGATACCCGATAAAATCCTCAAACATGTTCATCTGATGGTTTGCAATGTAGTCATTATAAGATTTTCCGATGCAATTCTTATAAGTATCCGGGAAGAATTTCATCTGCTTTTTCCTCAATTCACCAGTAATCGGGTCTGTATACTCCTGTGGCTTCGGGGTGAACATGATTGCTTCTTCTAAATCAAACAACATACAAAGACCCTGATCTGAATTAGCCACCCTACCAAGCACTTTATAACGGCATTCCCGATTCCAGTTCATGAGCCCAAAGATATTTTCCACAAATTCCAATGATGTAATATCCTTATTCACCCAGTTTTCGTCTTTCTGTCGTGCCCATTCAACAGACGCGCTGTCCTCTTCCGGGCACATAATCAACGCAAGCCGCTTCTTATTTGGGTGCAGAATCGGAAGAACATACTTGATTCCTTCAAAAAGCCGAATGCACGCCATATTAAATTTCATAACACCATATTTTATGCTCACTGCAGGTTTATTCAGCATGGAAAACTGGGTGCGTGGCGGAAGTTCATAGCCATCGAACTTTTCGTACTCCAGTTCTCTTTTATGTTCTTTCCGTATCTGTGCAAGTTCACGAATCAAGGAGATTTCCCGAACGCTCAGTTCCTGCGCCCTGCTTTTTTCTTCCATTCTATAAGTTCCTCCTACATCGACATCAAAAGATCATCCAGTTCACGTTGAACTTCATTTCTGCTTGGAATTGCACCAATCATGGGATTTTCTACGACTTGGCCAGATTCCATCACATCACTAACTGTAATGCTCTGAACCCATTTACTCCGATATAACCGGCATTTCAGATTCATCGCACAATTTTCGGCTTGTTTATACTGATTTTTCCCAGTCAAAATCCGGGACTCATCTAATTCAAAAATCAGAAATTTTGCATTTCCCTGACCCCGGCAGATACCACGGCACTGGTAGCGGTAATTCATTTTCCAGTTCAACGTTTGAAAGACAAGCCCAGAAAATGCTCTGGCTGAAAAAACACTATGAACGTCATTGTCATCTCTCCAGTGCATCGCTGTTGAAAAGCCGTGATTGCTCTTTCGCAAAATCACGACCTGCAGAATCGGATGATAGAGCAGTTCCACATACTCGCAGTCGTCCAACCGGCTATGGCAGGCCTTGCTGAAACGGATTCCATTTTTAGAAATCGTCATAACCGGGCTACTCTGGTTGATAAAGCAAGTACCTGAAACCGTCATATATTCAGATTGAAGTGCCTTTCCCAGTGTTGCCCCAGCCCTCATTTCTGCTATATCGTTCAGTTTCATCACCTCTTCCGGCAGATAGGTGCTCAGGCAAAGGCTGCGGATACTTTCAGCATTGATGCCGCTCCAGTTCGGATGGATGCCCACAAAGCCTTTCAATGCTCCCTGCCGGATTACCACAATATCCTGCACCCCGCACTTTTTGCTGCTGGATGCCACAAGATGTGCAGCTCGTGCGATTTCTGGGGAAACAATCGCTTCGTGATGTTCCGGGACATAGGCAGAGCAGCGATTGCCGTTATTCTTCGTGACCTTGCCCAGTTTGTAATCTACCACAATGCTCTTCCTAGCTTCCAGATCACCCCAGCGGCGTTCATTTTTCATGATGTTTGCCACCATCATGCCGTTCCACTCCTGCCTACCGCGCAGGGTGCTGCGCTTTTTCTGTGTCAGCACTGCCGCGATCTGATCGTAGTTATAGCCCTGGATAAACGCCAGAAAAATAAACCGCACCGTCTTTGCTTCTTCCGGCTCAATTACCAACCGTCCATCCTTAGTATGCCGATATCCCATCAGGTCGGCCACCGGGTACTGGCCTGTCATAATACGCTGGTCATACGAAAGGATCATCCGGCGGCTCTTGTTGCCCGATTCCCAGTCTGCCAAAAGAGCCTGAATGTCAAGACTGTATTGACTGCTTGGATTCAGCGTGTAGATGTTTTCCGTTTCAAAGTACACGCCAATGGGATGTGCCGGGTGCATGGTTTTCAGGGCCGCGATCTGCGTCATGCAATCTGAAAAATTCCGAGCAAAACGTGAAATGCTGGCACAGATAATCAAATCCATCTTCTGGTCTTTGGCATCTCGCATCATGCGTTTAAACGCATCACGTTTCCGCAGCGATGTGCCGGATTTTCCTTCATCGCTGTAAATGTCCTGCAAATTCCAGTTTTCCGTTTCTGCAATCTTTTTGGTGTAATATAGAGTCTGGTTTTCAATGGAAGAAATCTGTTCTTCGCTGGAGGTGCTGACACGGGCATAAACCGCTACACGCTTCAGGTCACTGTCGTAAATCGACGGTGTCGGTTTCGCCGGACGAAAGTAGTCTTTTGCCGTTTTCTGGCCCTGTTCTGCCTGCTTATGGATTCTGTCCCGAATTTCAGCTTTTCTCTTTTCGGACTCCAAATGCCTACTCTGCCAGTCTGCTCCACACGGCAGCATGTCCACATCTTCTGCTGGGATATGTTCTACGTTCATTTTTCTTCAGCCTTTGTCATTTCATCTTCCAGTCGAATTCTCCACTCAAGATAATCTTTCCTTCGGATTGATGTATATTTTTCGGCCAATTCTTTCAGGTTCTGACGCTGATTCTCAACATCAAGAATCGTGTCAATTCTCTGGTCGTCATCATCTGTAACAATGTCCACTCGCATCGGCAAATCAAACAGATATTGCAGCAGAAAGCAGAAATCACAGGTATTCGCTGCAAGGTAGGCCCTTGTCTGTGAAAAAATCAGATTGACGGCACCCTTTTTGCAATCTCTGAGCAGATGCACCATTTCCGGGCGTTTATAAATTTCCTTATTCCCTGTGATGTCAATATAGATACCAACCAGCCTTTTATCCGCATCATCCCTAAACTTTTCAGCATAGTAGGAACTGTGATAGGCTACTGCTGCATCCTTAGAGCGTTCCCACAGTTTTGCAAGTTTCACATAGCCGCCAACCTTATACTTGCGATCCATTCATAGCACCTTCTTCCGGCTGAACGCTCCAATACCATTTCCGCTTTTTCTGATAGCAGTAGATTCCCATTTCTGTTTTTACCATCCGCGCAACTCGTTTGCTGACACCCTCATTGTCCAGACGGCAATAAATTTCATTCGCACTCATATCGCCTTTTTCAAGAAAATGCTTGATCCAGTAGGCAGCTTTCTGTTGCTCTGTATCAAATTTAGGTTCGGTGTCCGGCTGTTGTTTTTCAAAGAGCTGTGGCTTGCATTCCAGCCATCGAAAGCCCTTGTCGGCAGAAATGGAAAAGCGGATGTCTTCTGCCGTAGGTGCAAGACTGTTTTTGATTTGATGTACAATTCTTATATCAGGATTCTCGGTATCTCGCTCCACCTGCAGGACGCTTCGTGCTGCTGCTACAACATCAATGCTGCCAAGGCTGCGGTACAACCCTTTGGAGCCTTCTTTTTTGTTGAGGTGTCCAATCAGAACAATAGCGCAGTCGTAGCCAGCAGCCCACATTCCAAGGCGGCGCATAAGTTTCCGTGCCCTGCCTGCGATCTGCAAATCGGAGTCACTGCCAAGATAAGCCTGAATCGGGTCAATCACGACCAAGCGCGGCCGGAATTCAATGATTGCCTGACGGATGCGCTCATCGTCCAATGTAAGGCCGTTATAGACTTCTTCATTGATGAAAGCGATCTTCCCGCAGTCTGCTCCGCAGCGTTCCAGCCTGGGTTTAATCGTGTCTGAAACGCCATCCTCGGAGCACTGATAAATCACTTTTTGCGGTGTACCGATTTTACAACCGTCCGGGGTCTTTCCTCCTGTTGAAAGTTCCGCAATCAGATTCATCATCATGGTGGATTTTCCATCACCTGGATCACCTTGCAGCAGTGTGATTTTTCCGATTGCAATAAAGGGATACCACAGCCACCGTACATCCGTTGACTGAACTTCGCTATACAGTGTCAGCAGCCGTTCCATTTCGTTTTCCCCACTTTATTTTGCAGTTTGATTTCATGCTTTTATTATACGCTTATCAGATGATTTTTTCTGTGAACCAGCAGTTCACTTGTTGCTCAAAATGTGAACTGCTGGTTCACATTTTGGCCTCAGAAGCCATCTCCGCTAGAGGGGAAAAATAAGAATTCTGACTTCTATGCAAATTGCCTCTTCGGTTCCTCTTGATTCATTTCTCCATAAGTCAAATAATTAAAGTATCTTATGCGGGCATTTGAAAGGAAGATCACTATATGTCCGTAAATCGTACTTCTCTAGGAAAACGGATCAGCTTCTACCGTTCAAAATCGAATCTTACGCAAGAAGTTCTTGCCGCAAAAGTCAACTGCAGTCGTGAATACATTGTCCAAATCGAAAATGGCACAAAGGTTCCAAGCCTTTCTGTTCTTGTCAAAATTGCCAACACGTTATCCGTTTCCGCGGATGAGCTTTTGCTCGACTGTCTTGAATATTCATCTTCCTCTGCAAACTCTGAAATTCATCGCTTGCTGTTGGACTGTAATGAAACTGAACAGACTGTCATTATCCGCATGGCAAAGGAGTTAAAGGCCATTCTTGTCAGCCTTGGAGTCTAACATTATTTCGCAGTAAAAAGCACAAAATAAAACGACCCGCATAAGCTGCAGACGCACCCTCGAATTCTCCTGGGTGCTGTCTGTGGTTTATGTGGGCCTCCGTTTTTAAATGCTGAAACTCGCTATATACCTTAGTTCAAGAAGTCGCTGCAATCACTTTTCCTCATAGCTGTTCAATGTGTCCTCAAATGTAAAATGAATTTTCACACGTTCATTGTTGAAAACCTCAATGCGGTCAATAAAGGTTTCCACCACATTCTGCGACAGGTGCATCACATCGCCAGCTTCTCCCACAGTATCCATCACGGCTTGCAAATTATCCGTATCCTTTTTCACAGGCTGGAAAATTTGATTTTTCTCGGTACGAAGTCGTTGAATCTGCCCCATTCTTTCATCTTCCTGTGCTCTGTAGACATCTCTCTGCCGGATGAATTCTTCCTTGCTTATATTTCCGTCGGCATACTGCTCATACAGTGCAACGCGCTGTTTTACGATCTCTGCCTTTTCTGCACTCAGCTTTTCTTCCTGCCGTTCCAGTGCGGAAAAGCAGATCAACGCTTTGCGTTCCCGTTCGTGCAGGATCTCCAGTACATGCTCCGCCTGTTTTATCTGCGCTGTCAGTGCATTTCGGACAATCTCTTCCAGCAGTTCCTCAGAGATCGGGATTCGCTTGCAGGGACTATCCACCGCTGTGGCTGAGAATCTGCAGTTAAACGAGGGGCCAAGCTTCTTGAGGACACGGTATTTCATCAGTTTCTGGCAGTAGCCGCAGTAGACCTTGCCTTTCAAGGAATACTGGTGTTTTGTGTAGTTCCCGGTCTGATGGTTTCCATGCTGCAGCATAATGACCTTTTGCGCCTGTTCAAATTCTTCTGGGGTCACAATAGCAGCATGGCTGTCCTCAATTCGTACCTGCTGTTCCAGCGGAGCGCGCAGGACCCGATGCTTACAGGGAACAGGCATAATAAATTTCGCGCCCACGTAGGTTCCCTTGTACTTTTCGTTCTTCAAGACATGGTAAACCGTTCCGCTTGTCCAATGACTGCGCTGCAAATCCCATGCTTTCTGTTCGCTGTACACATGGTTTTCTACCACATGATACGCTGCCGGAGTCGGGATCTGCTTTTCATTCAGAATTTTTGCGATAGTCCCCGTTCTATTGCCCTGCAATGCCAGTTCAAAGATCAACCGCACATACTGGCTGGCTACCGGGTCAAGGATCAGCTTATGGCAGTCATTTGGGTCCGGCAGGAATCCAAACGGGCGGTATCCTCCGAGATACATTCCTTTTTTCTGCATCACATGGTCTGCTGCTGCGATTTTGGCAGAAAGGTCCCGGCTGTAGGATGCGTTGATGATGTTCTTGATGGCCACTTCCAGCCCTCGCACATCGTTCCCGGCCTGCATCCCACTGTCATACCTATCGTTGACAGAGATGAATCGAACACCCAGCAGCGGGAAGATGCGCTCCATATAATCGCCTGCTTCGATATAGTCACGGGCAAACCGGGAGAAGTCCTTTACGATAATCGTTTTCAGCTTTCCGTCCTGCGCATCTTGAATCAGCCGCTGAAACGCAGGACGGCTCGTAGAGGTGCCGGAATAGCCATCATCCACGTACTCCTGACGCAGCTCTGCAGCCAGTTCCGGGCGGGCCATGATGTACCCCTCTACCAGTCCGCGCTGGCCCTGAATGCTGTTGCTTTCAGCCTTATCAGCCCCCACATCCTCGTCCGCAAGAGAAAGTCGATAATAGGTTCCAATCATGCGCACTTCACCGTCCTTCGAGCGTATAAATCAATTCTGCCTTTACGATTTCTGCCGCACGATTTTCAAGATTCTTCATGCGGCGTACCCATTCCAGCTGATTTTCTTCTTTCAATTTTTCCGAAATGCCCTCTTGCCGGCTCATCTGCTCGATCAAAACCTCATATCGGTCTGCAGCCTGCTCATCTACCTTTGCTAAAGCAGTATCCAGCTTTCCACTCAACAGTAAACTTTGGTAGTAGGCTGGTTTTCGCAGTTTCAGGTACGCCTTATGCAGCATTCCCCAACGGCCAATCGGACGAGTCTGTGGCGGTTTCAAGGCGGGCAAATAATAATCGCCAACCAAAGCATATTCCATGCCTATCTGGGCATCATAGATTTTCTCTTTCATCGCTTTGTTCTCCTTTTTCGTTAGAACACAAATTCCGTGTAAGTACTTTTCCTGCGATCCACTTCAATTTTCTTTACATACTGCTGCAGATTATCTGCCGTCAAAAGGACTTCTGTGCTGCCTGCAATCTGCTTTTTCTGCCGCAATTTTTCTTGAACAACGGCCAGTTCTTTCCCTTTTTCAGCTTTCGTCTGTTTCAGTGTTGTGATTTCATTTTCTACACCTTGCTTCAGTTCCAGAAATTTCTCCTTTGAAAGTTTTCCAAGGACATACTGCTCATAGCTGCTGCGCTTCTGTGATTCCAGTCGAACGATGCTGCCCGACAGCCGTTCAATTTTACGGTTTAATGCCACTTTCTTTGTTTCAAGTACGCTTTTCCCGGAATTCTTCTGTATCAGCTTTTTCAAGTTCTTATGTTCTTCTAGCCGCTGGTACAGTTCCTTATGGATGCCGTTCCAGAGGTCTTTCTCTGAGATGGAAACATGGCAGAATTTACAGTAAAAATACAGCGAACCATCACTTTGCCAATGACAAACCAGTTTTTCGCCGCACTCTTTGCAAAATATTCTGCCTTTGAAAATGTTCGGATTGTTTTCTCTGCGCTCCCTGCACCACTTTTTCCGCTCATCCCTGACCGCTTGCTCGGCTTCCCGCAATGCAGAAACTTCATCAAACAGTTCCCAGCTGATAATCGCCGGATGGCTGTCCGGCACCATCCGCCAGCTTTCCCGTGGATTTTCTCCGATTTTCCGATACGTTTCATCGTAGGCAATGCGGTTAAAGACCATTGTCCCTGTGTAGACTGGATTTTCCAGAACCTTTGTCACGAAAGCTGGCTGCCATGCAGGGTCCTTTACCCGTGAGGTATTTCTCATATAGCCCAACTGACATCGGCGTGTAAAAGGTGTCGGGATTCCCTGCGCAGACAGCTTCTTTGCAACCTCACGCTCTTTCATGCCGGATTTCTTCCAGAGAAAAATCCGAACTACCACATCGCTGACTTCCTCATCCAGAATCAAATGATTCTTCTGGTTCTTTTTGTAGCCGAACGGAACAGGGGTATAAATTTCTCCCCGTGCTTCCTTGGAACGAAAACACGACTGGATTTTCTGGGACAGATCCTTCGAGTACATTTCATTGATCATGCTCTTGATCGGCACCAACATCCCGTCCCGACTCTGGCTGTTCAGGCTATCATAATTATCATTGATGGCGATAAATCTTACGCCAAACAGTGGAAACACTTGCTCCAGATACTGACCTGTTTCCACGAAATTACGACCCAGTCGGGAGAAGTCCTTTACCACAATGCAGTTGACTTTCCGCTCCTGCAGTGCTTTCAGCAGCCGTTCAAATTCCGGGCGATCAAAGTTCATCCCTGTACACCGCTTGTCCGCAAATACATCCAGCAGCATCAGATCATCCCGGTGATTGATGTACTCCTTGATATAGGAAATCTGCACTTCCAGTGATTCCGTATTCCGAAGCACATCATCGAAATCAGACAATCGTGCGTAAATTGCAGTTTTCCAGACACGGTGCAGTGCGTTTTCCGCTTCCCGCTGCGCCGCACTTACTTTCTTGCTTACTCTTGCCATAGGTCAGTCTCTCCTATTTCATGCAGATACTTCATGCTGTCCCATCTGCTTTTGATGCAATTCTTCCAGCAGGTCCGCTATTTCATCGTGGAATCGGAATGTAATTTCCACCCGGTTGCCCTCATACACTTCGATTTTCTCAATCAACTCAACAACCATTGGGCGGGTGACTTCTTCCAGTTTCCGATACTTGCGGTACACGTCCAGAAATGGATAAGCATTTGGAGCAGTCTGCAGATTTTGCTGTTCCGCTTCCAGTTCAGTGATTTTACGGTCATACTCTTCGATCCGCTTACTGTACAGTTCGTTGTAGTTCAGAAAATCTTCCCGTGTGAGGATTTCGTCTGCATAGTCCCCGTACAGCTTTTCCTTAATTCCCTGCGTATGGGCTTTTTCTGCAGTCAACTGCCGAATCTGCCGCTCGATGCGCCGCACACGGTATGGCTCCTGCCGAGCCTGCCGGATGCTTTCTACAAACTCAGCTTCCTCCATCACGATCTGGATCTGCATCTGAAGCGCGTTCCGCACGATGTTATAGAGTTTTTCATCCCGCAGGTTATGACTCGTGCAGCTTCCTTTGTTCTGCTTGCTGCCAGAGCACTGATAATAAATGTACCGTTTGCCTTTATAGCTGGCCGATCTGCGCACCAGCCGACTGCCGCAGTCCCCGCAGTAGAGAAAGCCGGCAAACAGGGCCACCGTTTCGGCATCGTTCGGCCTGCGGGTTTCGGTTTCCAAGATCCGCTGCACCAGTTCAAACTGCTCTGCCGGAATGATTGCTTCATGGGTATTGTCAACAATCGTCCAGTCCCGCATCGGCACGTTCATTTTCTTTTTGGAGCGATAATCCAATCGCCGGGTCTTTCCCTGTACCAGTTTCCCGGTATAGACCTCATTGTGCAGGATGCGGTCCACCGCCTTGGCAGACCACGGCGGCTCATCGCTCTTGCGGAAGTGCAGACTCAACTTTGCCCCACTCTGCAGCTTTCGCGCGGCTGGGGACGGCACTTTGTCTGCATTCAAACGGTCTGCGATGCTCTGATTGCTCATTCCACCGATTTTCCAACAAAAAATGTTCTGCACCGTTTCCGCTGCCAGTTCGTCCACGATCAGCTTGGTATGATTGCTGGGGTCCTTCTGGTATCCATATGCTGCAAAGCTCCCCACAAAATCGCCTCGCTTCCGTTTGACCGCAAGCTGGCTCTTGATTTTGACGGAAATATCCCGGCAGTAGGCATCATTGAGCAGATTTCGCATCGGAACCATGATGGAATCACTGGTCTTCCACGCGGATTGGCTGTCATAATTGTCTGTCACAGCAATCAGCCGGACCCGCATGACCGGGAAAATCCGTTCCAGATAGCGTCCCACTTCAATGTAATTTCGACCGAAACGGGACAAATCTTTGACCAGAATGCAGTTGACGGTTCCTTGCTCCAGTTCCTGAAACAGCCTTTGAAACGCAGGGCGTTCAAAGTTCGAGCCGGAGTAGCCATCATCCACAAACTCATCCACAATGCACAGTTCCGGGTGGTCTGCGGCATAGGCTTCCAGCAAGGTACGCTGGTTTGCAATGCTGTCGCTCTCTGTTTTATCGCCATCCTCACGGGATAAGCGTAAATACAGGGCTGTACGATAACGAGTTGAATTTTGCTGCGATTTCTTCTGCGAATTGATATCTGAGTATAACAAAAGCCTTCCACCTCCTTAACGAATCGGCAATACTGTTCGTCAGAGAAGCGAAAGGCTCCACATTTTTCTATGTAGAACAAGCCTGCCGAGCAAACTTTACTCAGCTGGCACATTCCTATTTTCTTACCCACAAACAGCTTACCAGAATCCTCATCCTTTGTCCAGTGCTTTATCGCATTAAAGTATGAAACTTTTCTGTGTGATTTTTCAGCAGCTTGCCGAATTTTTTTCTTTCAGCTGGCAGACTGAAAACATCTGCCAATGCGCTCAGACAGTGTGCTGCTCCCTCTCGGTGCAAAATTCAGCTTCACAATGATTCCGTTGTCCAGATAGCAATAAGAATTTCGGACCTTATCCAGCAGATTTTTCAGCCTTTCCTTCTGCAGCAATCCGTGTTCCACTGCATCCTGCGGCAATTCCTGCAGTTCAGACTGTTCAATCGTGCGGATGTCCCGGTTCTTCATCTGGTGGATCTGCTCCAACCAACTCATTGTGCTGTTTTCTTTCAATCGCGTTCCTCCATTTCAGACTAAAAGTGTTTTCAGAAAATCCAATTTCCCCTGTCCTATGTTCTTTCTCATGCTGGGGCCTGTGCAGGCAATCGGCGTACACAGTTCCAGCAGACGGTCATAGATACGGGCGTGAGCGGTATCCTGCGGCTTTTTCAACTCCGTCAGGGTCAGATTCGTGGTAACGATCAGTGGTTTCCTGCTGCGGTAGCGGCTGTCGATAATGTTGTAAATCTGCTCCAGCGCATATTCTGTGCCGCGCTCCATGCCAAAATCATCAATGACAAGCAGCGGATAGCTGCACAGCCTGTCCACAACTTCGTTTCGCCCTGCAAAAGCATTGTTCAGTTCATTCATGATCCGGGCAAAATTCGTCATGCAGACTGCTATTTCCTGCTCCATCAGGGCATTGGCAATACAGCCTGCCATATAGCTTTTCCCTGTTCCTACGCCGCCCCAGAGCAGCAGACCCACATTCTTTTCCCGCATTTCCGGCCAATGGTTCACATACCGCTGTGCCAGCTGCATCTGTGGGTTCTGCCTATTGTCGTTTTCAAACGTCCAGTGCTGCATCGCCCAGTCTGTAAAGCCCTGCAGCTTCAACCGCCGCACTTTCTCGTGATGCAGCCGTTCTTTTTCCTCGGCTTCCTGCTTTTCTCTCACCGCTTGCCTGCACAAGCATTCAGCCGGATGGCGGTCACGCCCAAACAGCTTTCTACCGTTCGGGAAAAACGCTTCCTTGGGTGTGTTGCAGCTGCCACAGTACAGCAGCCCATCTTCTGCAACGTAATCCTGCAGTTCTGCAGAAATCGTCATAAGTCTGTCCATTGCTACCTTGATTGTTTCCGTCATAAGCTTTCCTCCTCGTTGTAGGTATAGTCCGGGATACCTGTTCCCGTTTTCTGTTGCTTTCTCTTTCGCGCTGACCAGCTGCGCAGGGTCGCCGCATGGTCTGCATACTTCTTGCCTGTAGACTGCATATAGGTCGAAAGGTCTTCGATCAGAGAATCCAACTCTGCAATTTCGATTTTCAGTTCCGAATAATTTTCCAGAAAAACATTCTGATACCGCCCATATGCTTCTTTGGTTCTATTCAGTTGGTTCAGTCTTAGGTTGTTCTTATTTATTTGGTTAGGTGTGCAGTTTTGCGCAATCGTATTGCTCACTTTTGAGCAATCAGGCTGCTCATTTTTGACCATCTCGACTGTGCATTTTTGCGCAGTCGATGGGAAGCTTAGGAACACCTTGTTTGGCTTGGAAAAGCCATTGGACCGTCGTTCGATCAGCCGTGCAGCTTCCAGTTCCCGCAGAGCACGGGTAATACTGGAAATGCTGCTCTGCAGATCTTTCGCCAGCCCTGCTAACGGATAGAGCACGTATGCCCGGCCCTGCACATCCACCCAGCCATTCTTCTGCGAAAGGGTCATGCGGTCCAGCAGCAGAACATATGTCAATCGTGCCGTATGGGAAAGGCTCATCTGCAGCAGAAATTTCGGATAAGGAAAATACGCGGGCAATGGGGTTTGTGCTTTGATGTACTCTTTACTCAAACTTCCTCCTAGTCGTTTTCAAAAGTCCCTGCCGAATGGGAAAGCCCTGCACGGGCTTACGCATCCGGCA